TTTGGGCGCACACCTGAAGCTACTGCTTGTAGAGTCGCTGGTATTTGTAAACAATGCCAGGTGGTTGCTTGCCCTGATATTACGCGGATGGATGGTTTCGTCAATGCCTTTTGTCGTTTGATTGAGAAGGCTGTTGGCGTCCGATTTTTTAAACGTGAACATGTTGAGGATTTCATTAAGACCCATGCTACTGCATGGGGAAACCGGGGAGTTAGTTCCCATGGTTACCGGTATGAACAGGGAGATTCTCGAGGGTCAGGGGAGATGGGCACATCAGTGTGGAATACGATAATAAATCTTTTTATGATTTTCTATGCTAAGTGGAGGGAGTGCAGGAATTTTGACGTGGCCTGGCAGTTTCTCTTGCAGAAGGTTGTTGCAGGTGGTGATGACAGCATCGTTGGTGATCTTAGTGATGCTGCCTTGATCCAGTCCGCGCGTGACGTTGGGTTTATACTCAAATGTCCGACCTTCAGGCGAGGTGAAATGGGTGTCAATTTTCTTGCCCGTGTTTATGGACCAGGAGTTTGGGAGGGTAGTCCCAATTCTATGTGTTCATTGAGGCGGCAGATGGAGAAATTCCATTTGACAAAGGGAGTACCACTTTCACCAGTGCAGAAATTGTTTGAGAAATCATTGTCGTTTGATCTAACTGATCGCAACACGCCTATTATTGGTAAGTTGACATCGCGTGTATTGTCCCTTAGTGGAAACATGGTGTCGACGAACCAATTAAGTAGGTGGGGTGACGAGTTCACGAGGGAAGATCAGTACCCGAACTATGAGGAGGAGTGGATGGAGATTGTAGCGCGCATGGAATTGCCCCTTACAAACTTCAATGAATTCGAATCATGGGTTGAGACATGTAGGACTCTGGATGAGTTGTTGTCTTGCCCCGTCTTGTGCGAGCAGGGTAGAGAATTCTCATATGATGATTGGGATCCTGAGCACGGGCTTTTAATTGCGAGGACTTGTAGTGTCCTTGGTTTTAAACCAGTGAAGAGTAAGAATGATGGGACCCGGAAGGGTAGTGTTAAGAGCAGTTAAAATCTGACTGCAGGGGCTAGGGGGGGCGGTTTGTGGACAGAGTTACACCGCCCCTTTCGTTCAATTAGTTAATAAATACTTTCCCGAACCCCCTGATAACGAAATAATCTACAATGCCACGATCAAAGAAGACTACTACTACTGTAACTTTTGGTCCGAAGGTTAAACCCGCTAAAGCAAAGCGTAAACGCTCTAAGAAGTCAAAGAACGTGTCCGCTGGTACGATGGTCGGGCGCATGATGAATCCAAGTCGTGCGCCCC